TATAATCATACCAGCCGAGGGTATCGAACCCTCCCAAAGGCCCTAATCTGGGGCAAAGAGCTTATAAGGCTCCTCTGAACACCTGTTCTGACTGGCAAAAAAACATAATGATTTATGGAGCATCATTATGAGAGAAGTACTGATCATAATAATCAGAATATTCATCAAAGGGTAAAAGAATTAAATCTTTTTCAGAGGTTTTAATTAGAAATTTTTCCCCGTTTTCAACCCTATTAAAGTACTCATCAAAATTATTTTCTAGTTGCTCAACTGTAATCTCTTCCATTTTTAAAATCTATTTAAATGATCCTCAAGTCGAATTAAAAGACGATCAGCATCTTCAACATCAACAGATCCTCCGTCTTGTTTAGCATAGTAACTATAATCCTCAAGAATTAAAGTTAACATCTCGATATCACCTTTGGAAAGTTTAGGGGATTCCCAACTCATCTAATTTCAAACTCCAGTTTTCTAACTTTACGGTTTTTTCTTTCTTCTTGGAAGGCAAGGTCTTCTCTACTTAAGAGTCCCTTGTTTTCCTTCTTTTTAATATTACCAATCAATTCAACCTTTGTCAAGTCTACTGCTGTAATTTTTTCACCACGTATAGTTACTAAATTATCACACCCACAACATCTAGTTTTAGATGGGTGTGACTCAAGTATTGTATTGCAATTTTTACATCTTACTTTTAACATTTTCCTTCATCAATAATATTCTATTTAATAATGGCGGGTGGGAGAATTGAACTCCCTCCTGAAGCTTATGAGACTTCTGTGCTACCTTTACACTCACCCACATGAGGGGTGTTTCCACCCCAGTTTTGAGTAGTTATCAGAACTTGATACCTAGACCAGTAGTTAGAACTGGTGAATAAGTTCCATTAACTGCACCGTAACTATTGGCAGCATTAGTGGTTGGGAACTTAAGATCAGCAAAACCAACGAGAGAGTTGGTCAGACGACCTTCAACACCAAGGGCAAATACTACCTGTCCCTTTTCGCCAACTGCAGACTGGAAGTTAGCAGCAGTGTTGTTTACGAAAGGAATCTGATAACCAACACCAGTATATACATTAGCTTTGCTTACACCAGAATCTGCCTTTGCAATACTCAAGTCATAAGCAACTAGAGCACCACCACCAGCACCGATCTGACCAGCAGGAGTACCAACTAGATTAGTGTAAGGACGAACTGACCACGCATTTTGATTGCTGTAGGTCTTTACGGCATAACGACCTTGGATCGTAGCACCAGCAACAGTACGATTCTGAGTGTATCCATTACCATCAATACCTTGCTTGTTCAGAAGAACACCAGCACCTAGATAGTTACCAACACCTTGTGCCTTTTGAGCAGCAGCAAGTTCAAGAGCACTTACGCGAGTGTTAGTCTTTGCAATCTCACGATTGAATTCTGCACGAAGGGCAGCAGCAGTCTGAGCATCAGCAGCAGTATAAAACTCGGTGATACGATCTAGACATGCATTTGTTAGTGCAGCAAGTTCAGCACGAGTGGCAGGTTGACCAGGAAAGAAAGTACCGTTAGGATAACCAGCAACACAACCATAACGAGAAATTAGATTAGAAATAGCTTGATATGCCCAATCAGTTGGTTGCACGTCACGAAGTTGAGATACACTAGTGACTTGTGCCATTACTGGAGCTGAAAGTGAGGTTGCAGCAACGGCACCAGCAGCAATAAATGATTTGAGTTTCATATAGTTTGTTAAGAATTATAACTACAGATTGTATTTATAGATCCCAGATTTTTCTGGGAAAGCGGATGATCGGACTTGAACCGACGACGTTCTGCTTGGAAGGCAGACATTCTACCACTGAATTACATCCGCAGTGGATAGGAGGATTATAAATCCTCCACTATTCAGTTGTCAAGTGTGCGTATTATACCCGACTATAACACACACTGGCAACCCCCTGTCCAGGAGATGCAATTTTACTAAATGCCCCGTAGGACAGGTCAAGATCTCTTCCACCAACATAAGGTCCTCTGTCATTAACTCTTACAATAACAGATTTACCATTCCGTTGATTTGTAACTCTTAATTTAGTTCCAAATGGCAACCATCTATGTGCAACTGTTTTTCCATAAGCATTATAGACTTCACCATTTGCAGTAATCTGACCGTGGTATCCATCACCGATTCCATAATGTGAAGCAAGGGAACACCCACTTGCTGCCTTTGCTGTTACGGGTGCCAAACCGACTAGACCAAAGGCAATAATTGAAATTGTTTTTAAAAGCATTAAATTTAATTGAACTCTACATCCCAATAGAGAAAGGGGTACACCTTTTTTAAGGGCAATCTCCTGGGCTCTAAAATCATTATCAAAGACTCATGACAAATTCATAATAATGGTTTATTTAGGATTTGTCAAATTATGCCATTCAAATAATCAATTGACATAATTTCAATATCCTCTTCAGCAACCCACTGTTGGATTTCTGCATAAAGTGCGGAGGCATCTTCAACTCTACCAAGTTCGCATAAATGATGCATCCGATCAATACGAATATCAATCTCTTTCTGACAAAGTTGACGGATCTCTTGTTGATTCATAATAGTCCTTTCGGTAATACCTCCCTAGGATGTTGCTATTGTAGTACCTAGGAACACCGTTGTCAAGTGATTCAGTCAAGACATTATTTAAGAATAGTTGTCTAGTCTCTTCATAATTTGTTTTTCCAATTGTTTTATGAAGAGAAAGAATATATCTTTTAAACTTATCTTTACCGTATTTCTTTATATCTTCCTTCAGTTCTGGGCATGATCCGTAGTATTTTTTCCAGTCACTTTCTGTTCTAACTTTTCTAGACTTACCCTTCGGTTTTCTAAAAGACCAAAAATACTTTCTTCCAAGGTAGCTCCTAGAAGTTTCAGTACACTCAATACGATAAACAAAGCCAAAGTGATCTTGAATATTATCTGAATCAAAAACTTTTCCATCATATATCCAAGGGTTTTCATAGCTCATAAAGTCTTCAATATTTTGAGCTATTATTTATCTTCATCCCTAACAGAGTGATTCTAATTACAGTTGGGATCTTTGTCAACCCAGTGTGCTCTAATGCCCATTATTCCACCAGGACATTCATAGTAGATGGCATCCTTCACGATCAGTCTCTGAGTATCAGAGAACCTTGGGGACTCTAGATTCTCCAAGATGGTCTTGTTGGTCATCCTAGGAGGGTTACGTGGTTCATTCCTCTCGTATTCTTGGATTGATCTATCGACCTCATTCTTCACTCGGTTGTCTAATAACTCTGGTTGCTTTATAATAAAATCATTCAGAGTATCATCTATAATTCCCTTTTTGAATAATTCTTTTTGAATTTCATCTATTAAAGTCCATAGATCTTTTTCTTGGACTTTTAAACAAGATGCTAATCCTCCAACCAAAGAAAAAAGGACCACGCTAAGAATAGCATAGTCCTTTATAGATCTTGTTTTCTTTCCGAATTGGAAATTAAACTTCATTTTGTTGCTTGATAAGAACGAACTTTTGATTCTCCAGTCTTTTTGTCTGGAGCAACCATATGAGTTTTATACTTCATAGAAGTTGGTTTGTTCTTCTTCTCTTTCTCAAATGCCTTGTGGACCTTTGCAGCATCATCATACATATGAACTTTCTTACCACCACTCTTCTTGGCAACAGCATTAGCAACCTTTACTTTCTTTTCACCAACATCACCACCCTTCATTCCCCCTGTGTAGTGGATATTCTTCTTATCAACTTTGACACCGTGCTTTTCTAGATGTCCCTTAAATTCGTCGGGTTTATCAAACTTGGAACGAGCAGTAATTAGGTGAACGTTTTGTCCCCTTGCCTGCTTTCTCTTGATATCCTTAATGACTTTCTTATTTGGACTTGAAGTTTCCTTGAACTTTTTGGCACTCTGGAACTCACTAAAGTCATACTTATGACCCTTTTCTAGTTTGTGAGTGTTGAATTCCTGATTACTCAGACTCTTTACTCTCTTACCAGAAGCATCATTTACGTGAACCTTGACGTTTGGTTTTCCCTTCTTTCCGTGTGAAAATAGAGTTTCATCAACATCATATGCGTGAACAGTTGTCTTTTTTCTAGTACCTCTTGCCTTTTCTAGAAGATACTCCTCATTTTTTAGTTTTTTTTTATTATACTCTTTCCAAGAAGTTGCATAAGCAATTGCACGTTCTTTATCAGTTAGACCATCCTTGGCATATCCTTTCTTGATATGCTTTACCATTCTTTCGTATTTGGCACCTGGAGGTGCTTTCTCTAGAAGTTCTACCTCTTCTTTGGGAACACAATTCGGAACGGTTCTACCACCTTTCTTTTTGGTTCCGATTGGTTCGTAACCTTTCCAGCAAGGATTTGTGTTTCTTAAAGTCTTTTCTTTCTTTGCCTCATCAAGAATGAATCTCATTCTTTCTTTTGCAGATTCAAACTCTTCTTTTCTGTGCATTCCTTCCCAATATGAATCCCAGTTTGCTTTATCTTTCTTTGCTTCTTCTCTTGAAGATGGTTTGAAACTTGAT